AATTGTTTGCGTTCCATTAACTGTCAAATTATTTGAACAAACAATGTCTGTAGCATTGATTTGACCAGTAAATGTTGCTCCAGAAAGAGCCGCATAACCTGGAACTGTTGGGCTTCCAGTAAAAGTTGGAGAATTAATATCTGCCTTTAATGCAACATCAGAATCAGTTGCAATTGTCGATATTGGAAGATCAGTTGCTGATCCAGATACATCAAAGGTCAGGGTATTAACCTTTATTGATCCATATGTTGGCATTTAAAGCACCACCCAAGTTCTACCTGAAGGTATAGTAACTGTTTTGTTTGCGTCTATCTGTAATACACCAACTGAAACCGCATTTTTGCCTGAACTTAATTCATAATTTTCCGTTATTTGATAAGAGTTCTCGACAAACACTTGATCTAAGCCGCCTCCAGTAGCACCAGCTCCACCAACTGGAGCAAATGAAGTACCGTTATATATCTCAGCAGAAGAAGTTGTACTGTTCCATCTAAACTGACCAACGCTAGGTGATCCAGGTCTTTGGGCTGTTGAACCAACAGGAATTTTTATTGCTCCTGTTCCACTTGCATTTATATCTCCTGAGACATTCAAAGAACTTAGAGTTCCTAAACCTGTTAATGAACTTCCTGTTATTCCACTTGCAAGAGTTGAACCTGTAAGTGTTCCAGCCGCCGCCGTTATTGTTATATCTGCTGATCCATTAAATGCCGTTCCATTTATATTTCTGCTAGTAGCCAGAGTTGACGCTGTAGCTGCGTTCCCAGTGGTGTCTTGATTACCTCCTGCATTAACACCAGGAAGATTTATATCTGCTGATCCATCAAAGCTAACTCCTCCAATATTTCTAGCAGTTGCTAATGCAGAAGCTGTTGCTGCATTTCCAGTTGTATCTGCACCATCAACATAAGTTTTAGTTGCTGCATCTTGGGCTGCTGTTGGATTACCAAGGCCAGTTATCTTATTAGTTCCCATTGCAATAACACCTGCCATTGAGCCTCCTGCCAATGGGAGTTTTGTTGGGTCTGTTGAGTTATCAGATCCCCAGCTTAGATTTCCTGATCCATCTGTTTTCAAGAATTGGTTGGCACTACCATCACCATCTGGAAGAGTCCAAGTAATATCAGCAGTTACAGATGATGGAGCTTTTAACGCTAGATAATTTGCACCATTTGTATCGGCTTCAGAAAAACGAACTTCTTTTGCATTATCTACAATTAAATTTCCTGTTAATGATCCACCACTAGCTGGCAATGCTGCATTTGCTGTAGATGTTGTAGTTGTTAGGGCATCATTTACGGTCTTAACAGAATTGGCAGTTGCTGCTGTAGTCGTACTTGTACTTGATGTTGAATCCGTAAGTTGTAAGACTCCAACATTGGAAGTAGTACCAGATTGAATTTTTGTTCCTGTTATTGCTGCTGATCCAGAAACCATTGAATCAACAATCTTTGCAGCTCCGATTGCAGTTAAACCAGCATCATCAATAGAAATGTCACCAGTCATATTGACCGCAATGGCAACCCCAGAAGATGAGCCGACTATTATTTTTCCAGAAGCTAAAGTTTCTAATTTGCTAAGTTGAATTCCTGCTGTTGCTGATAAATTTGTGTTAACTAAACTTCCATCAACCATTGTGGAAGTAACTGTATTAGTATCTCCACTTGTAATTAATGTTCCAGTTATATCTGGCAGGGTTAAAGTTTTATCTGAAAGAGTCGGATTTGCACAGGCAAGGGTCAATTCAAAATTATCTGCACTCGAACCTTCGAAAACTAAACTTCCAGTTGTACCTATTAATAATTCTCCTGTAATTGTTGATCCTGCTTTAGATACTTTTTCATCTTCAAGCTCTTGGATACCTGCTTGCACATTGGTCGATGCAATTTGACCATAGGGGGTCAGCGAAATTGCAGAAGCTTGTTGAGAAGCAACAGTATCTGATAACTCGATACGCACCCAATTGCTAGAACTGCCTGTAACACCTAAGAGGTAGTCGGGGGGCTTTAATTCAACGGTAATTCCTGATATTCCGCTTGGTGTTCCGATATTATTAATTACGACATATCCGCCGTCCACCGATTCTGAAGCTGTTGGTAAATTCTGGCCCACTGTTAGACCAGCGGCTGCACCTGCGCTAGTTACAAAAGTAACTTGGCTGGCATTTGGATCGTAGGTTCCAAATCGCTGCAAGGCTCCCTTAGTCAAGGTCGTGATTGGATTCCATGCATTGCCGTCATGAAGCCAAGCTGATTCATCTATCGGGTCAAATAATAACTGCCCAGTATACTGTGCAGTTGGGAAACCTAATTGGGCTACTGATTGTATAATCGCAGTTGATGAATTACTTAGCTTTGTACCGTCTATTGAATCAGCAGCAATCCTTGCAGCCGCTATGGTTCCAGTAGTTATTTTACTTGAATCTAAATCAGGAATATCTGAACTTACTAGACTTGCCCCTGCTGTTGCAATTCCTTTATTATTAACAGTTAGTTTTCCATATGTACCTGCTGAAATTCCGCTTGTTGATGTAGTTAAATTCCCTGAAGAATCAACACTTAATCCTCCTCCAGATTGAATAATTACACCACCTTTAATGCTAGTTGAACTGGTCGGTATGTCTGAACTAACTAAAGCTGTACTACCTGTTATTTGACCAAATGAGTTATAAGTAATTCCAGATTTTGTTGTTCCTGTTGTTGTCGCTGCAATAGATATTGCTCCAGCTCCACTAACAGTCAAACCTCCAGATGTTGGGACAGAAACACCTCCAACACTAGAAGCACCAGCTAGAGGCAAATCTGAACTGCTAAGAGCTACTGTTCCTGTAATTAATCCTTCTGAGTTATAACTTATTCCTGATCTTGTGGCTGCTACAACATTATTATTGATGCCCAATGAGCCAGAACTAATATTTAAACTTCTGTCGATATTTGCAGTATTTAATGCACTAGCAGGAATAGATGCAGATGTAATTTTTGTTCCTGATACTCCAGCAATTTTGGCATCCGTTACAGCCGCATTAATAATGCTGGCACTGTCCACAGAGTTGTCTGCTAATTCACTAGAAGTAATTGCATTTACAGCAATTTGAGATGAACCAATTGCCCCTGTAGCCAAGATGCTTCCAGGCAAATTGGAGGCTAATTTTTGGGCTGTTATTTGTGCATCACCAACCTTTGCTGTTGTAATAGCTGCACTATTAATTGCTGCACTTTCAACCGCATTTGCTGCAATAGCTGACGATGTAACCGAGTTATTAGAAAGATGTGATGATGAAATAACATTTGATCCGATCTTGGATGCTGTTATTGCATTGTCTAAAATTGAATCAGTTTGGACAGAATCATTAGATAATTCAGAATCCGTTATTGAATTTGAAGCTAACTGAGTGGAAGTAATACTTGCCGAACTAATCCGATCCCCAGGAATATCACCAGCACTTAAATTTAATTTTGCATAAGTAATCGATGAATTAGCTACCTTACTTGTTGTTACAGCCGAGCTTGCAATTTTAGATTCTGTTACCGCTGAACTTGCAATCTTAGATTCAATTATTGCTGAACTTGATACGGCTCCACTATCCACAGAATTGTCTGCCAGCTCACTGGCTCCAATCGCATTTGGTGCAATTTGATTAGCTGTTATGCAATCATTTAATATTTTTACTGCTGAAATCGCTTGATCCTGTACCGTTGCAGTAGCTACGGAATTTGCAGCAAAGGGTGTTGCAACTTTGACTGCTGGAATAGCAGCATCATCAATTAATGCAACACCAGCAGCAATTAGATCTTTAACACTGACCTTTTTTGTAGCCGAGGCCGAAAGATCAGCAACAGCAACAGGATCATTAGCTTGTACTCCAGCTTCCGCTAAAGCTGGCAAATTACTTATCTCAAGATCTGGCATAACTCAATCAAAAACCAATAATCTAATTTTACGCCTAAGGAACGATAATTGCTTAATCCTTTTTATTGTTGAGGTAATAAAATTCCACTTCCGTCCTCTTGGAGAATCTTATTTTGATCCTCTTGTAATAGATATGAGGGCTGCGCTCCTGTATGAATACTTATTTCTCCATTAGTTATAAATTCAATTCTTGTTGTTATTTGATCAGTGGCTGGAACATTTATTGCCACATTAGTCACAATGCAATTTGCCTCATACCAAACATCATTAAGGCTATTTGCATCATTTTTAAGCATCCAAAAACGACCATAAAAATCTGCACCCTGCTGTAAACGTACAAGCAATTGAGCAAGATAAAATGGAAATTCACCAGCAGTTGAACAACTCTGATCTGCCATTATTTGACTATGTTCCCAAAAACATTGAATTGTTCCCTGACCGCTGATTAATCCAGCCTCATATTGCTTTTTAAATTGATCACCCAACTGGGTCAAATTTACAGAATCTCTATTAGTAATTAATTCAAAATCTCTAATACTTGCTAAGTGCCTAAATCTACTATTGCTTGTTTGTAGAGTTATATCTTTAGATGAACTAGGAGTAACAAGAGTTAAGGCATTTGATACAGAGCCAGTTATTGAATCTTCAAAAGTTGTATATAACCTTATCCCCCCTAACGCATCAACATGAACATACCAAGAACCATCTGGGAAACTATGACCAGAAACAAGTTCTAGAGTGCTTCCATCAAGTGTTTTAATTTCTACATAGTCGCCAGTAATTAATGATCCAGCTCCACCATCAACAGAGAACCTCTTTTGATTAGTGTCAACATCATAAGGATCTAAAACAGTTCCTAATGGTGAATTAAGAGCATCCCTTTTTAGTTCAATATCTCCATATTGACCAAAATTAATACCCATAATTAATTAATCAAAGAAGTATTTGTAAAGGGTGCGCCATTAGCTTCCCAAGTAAAATCAACTGAAGCAATTTCACCAACTGCACTACTCATCGTAATATTTGTAATTAATACAGAAAATTGAATATCTCTTGCATTTGTATTGCCTGTTCCTTCTGTATATCTAAGCTTTAAAACTACTTCTGAAGCTGAATCATTTGATGCATCTCCTGCTGCACTTCCAGCCTTAATAGAAGCCTCTAATAAATCTTTTACATTAGATGTTCCTCCTGCTGCTGTTGTGTAATAGAACGCCCTACAAGAACCGCTGTAAGATCTCATCCCATCAGTAATTATTCTGTCTGTATCGCCAAGACTGCTGGATTCCAAAACTGCCATCGACATTTGGAAATTCCAGCTTTGGATTTGTCCAGCTTTGGTACTGGAGCCGCCTATATATAGCTCTCCATCTTTACCAGAATAAAATCCTGCCACTGTTACAACTTAAAACATTAAACTGATTCTATACGAATATCATTCCTTAGGCAGAACACTAATAAAGGTTATGGAGAATCTAAACAAGCAATAAAGGAACAACTCACATTACTTCGACCTGGAAAAATACTTGTCACTGAAGGTGGGCCATCATATCTCCACCTAAGAGAAGATCCTGTTTCATTTACAAACGCTTTTAAATTTGAACTATTTATTCCTAAGGTTGCATTCTCATCATTAAAAGTTATGTAGTCCCAATCAGAATTAACACTTTCATAATTAGACAAAATTAAAGCAGCATCAGCATCTGAAATATTTGAAAAGCCTAGGTTTAATGTGGCATTTACCCTCTTGTTGCCATATCTCAAATAAGTTTTAGTACCATCTAATGATTCAAAACTTCTACTTGGATATTCACCAGGACTATAACTCCTAGAACTTGGCCTTAAACCAGATGGAAAGACAACAGGATTACTCATTAGGTAACTTCCTCAAAATGCTTAAATGGTGGAGTTTTATCCCATCCATCTAGAATAGACAAAGAGCCAGTAGATGTTAAGGGAGCATGGCTACCAGATATTTCAATTAAACCATCATCTGCATAAGAAATTGTTTCTACCTTGTAAACCCTATTAGAAGTAACAGCATTTTTGATAGTAAATAAAACGCCTAAAGGCAATCCAACACCAGTTGTAAAATTAACATTGTTAGCTTCTTTTACTTTTTCAACCGTTGTTCCTGGTTCCCAATAATAAATATCTTTAGTCCCTGTTACCTCATCTTTACTAATTACTTTCCCATCAGCAGTAATAACACCATTGCTGTATCTATCAACATGGGTGGCTTCTGAAACTAATCTGAAATAATCCCCAGGGGATAAATTAACGCAATACTGGGGAGCTGTTTTAAAACTAAGCCCATGATCAACTTCTTTTCTTACTTTTAATGAATACTGAGCAAAAGCAATTGCAGCTTCTTTTGTAGTACAGAATCCAGATAGATCCCAACTCTCAATGGGATCAGTGGGGCTTCCACCTTGGTCATTAATTAACCTAACCATTACAGATTTGGTTTCTGCAAATCCATTAGCTTTTTCTTTTCTGTATAAAACATTTGCTCTAAATAACTGTCTATCTTCTGGTGACAAGAAAGAAACTTTTAATGAATTGATATTTCCATCAGTGAAAAGTGCAGATACATCTATTTTCTTTCCATGCTCAATTTTATAATCAGAGTCATAAGGAACAGCAGGAACCAAATTAAATTTTCCTCCTATAACAGTAAAATCCAAAAGGTTATAAGTTGCATTCTCATATAAAAAATCTCTAAGGTTTATTTTATTGCTAATAATTCCATCCCAAGTAAAACCATTACTTTGACAAAATTTTGCTGCCTCAGTCATATCACCAACAGCATTAACACCAACCAATTTTCCAGCTCCTAAATTATTGTCTGTTAAAAGAGCGTAAGCAATTTCAACAAAATTATTACTTGCTTTTGGAGGCCCAGCAGGACTATTTATAAGATCTGGTACTTTAATTCCCTTTTTAAAATATGCTGATAACTGAGTAAAATTTGTCCATTCCTTAGAACTATTAATCCTAATTCCACCAATTGCCAAATCTCTATAACTGGCCTTATCAGTCATAGGATTTATAAGCTCATTTACATAACAAATAAGATGTTCTGGCCCTTCTTGATGGCTTTTGGTTTCCATCCCAGGCAATTGAATATAATCAGCTATTGCATCTAATTGATTAATATTATCTTCTAAAATTGCTGTATCAGAAGTTGCTCCAATACCAGTAACTGTAATTGTAATTGGATTAGGAAATATTTTTGGATCAGGTAGACCAGCAACTGGCCTTGGAATTGTAATTGTATCTCCTACTTTATAATCATCACCCTTATCAGCAATAGACCAATTTGAATTCCAATTATAATAATAATCCCATGAAATATTTAAATTAACAGTTAGGCCGCTGCCTGAACCGTTGGTTGTTGTTACTGAAACAAGAGAATAAGAAGCCATTTAATTAATACCTACACCAACAGTAAGAGGAATTGAATATTGCTTGGTTTCTAATGGGTAGTAAGTAACATCAATTGAATTATCTTCTGGGTGTTGAGTAACAGTTGGGTGAACAGTACCTGTTCTATAAACTTCTCCATTGTCTTCATTAATAATTTTGACATCTGTAGATGCTGTATTTGGTGCAGTTTCTACATGACCAACCTCAACTCCATTTTTATATGCAACCCATGCCCAAGTGCTTCCACCATCTTGGAAATAATCCTGATTTAGAGACAACAAAGTAATATCACCTGTATTTGTATCATAGCTATATTCTGGAGTGGGATCTGGAGGAATTGGGCCATAAATATTTTGAACTGTATGTAAATTAAATCCATCTGAAGTCTTCCCTAATTCAATAACTGGCCCTGTTGCAGCTCCACTTGTTTCTACACCCCCAGTGTTATAAGAAAGCTTCCATTCAGTATTAGAAACCTCTTCTTTTGTTAATACTAAATTATCTCTACCAGCAAAAGTAATTACAAATTCTCCAAACTCTGTACCAGATACAAATTCAGCTTCAGTTTGTCCTGTTTTTGAAATACTAGAATTTAAAAGATTTACCTTTTGATCTATATGAAATAAAGCAATATTATTACCAGGGAAAGGTTTAAATCTATATTCAAATTGACTATTAGAACTTGTTCCCCTTCCTGGGTGTGAGATCTTTATATAGTTATATTGAAATTCTGGTGTATTTCCTTTTACACAAAACAAGCCAGTGTGATCATTTTGCAAAGCATTTGTTAGATCTTGCCATTCTCCATTTGTTCCTGCTTTTCTTACTTGTAATTTAAAAAAAGAAAATCGTTTTAAATAAAGATCAATACTTCCTAATTGGAAATTAGTTTTATCTTTATAGATTTTATCTAATCCATCTTTATTAGGTACTCCATTAATATTTGCTCCTCTAATATGTCCAAAAACTTTTGATTTCAATCCAATCTCAGTCATAGCGACAGCCCTGCTATTGGTAACAGTTCCTATTGCTGATCTTTGTAAAATTGCGTTTCTATATGCAAATCCATATTTCAACGACCAATCACTCATATCCTGTTCCAACCTCATTTCTACATCTTCTACTTTGGTAATCTTGCTTGTCCATTTCGGCTGGGCAGCGTGATCATATAAATTTGGATGTTTAAAGGGTGTTCCTGTTGAGTCGTAATCAGTTCCTTTCTCTACAACCTCAAATTGATATTTTCTTTCTATCCCTTGATACATCAATTTATCATTGATATAAGTTGTTGGCCTCCAAGGTGTTCCCTCTTCTGCCTCATTATCTAAATTCTCAACACCAACACAAGCAACCAAAGCATCACCAGCCATAAAGCTTTCCCCTACAGAAATATTGCTATCAACTTCTTCTCTTAATGATCTAACCATTGAAACAACATCTTCTATTCCATGCGGATATGTTCCAGTCTGTTCAGTAGCGTCATAAAGCTGATTACTTTTCATAATTCGGTAGGTAACTATATTTTCTACAGCACTTACATCACCGCCGGTAAAGCCTGCCCTTGTAGGCCAATATGTGTATGTCTTTTTTTGTTTTGTTGTAACAGCTCTTTTTGCTGGATCACTACTTTTAGGAACTGGATAATTTAATTCATAAGGAAGCCTGACAACATTTGCATTAGGCATTGGACTATACAAACCAAATACAGCCTGAGTAGTTGGGTTTCTTGATCCACTAAAAGGCCAAACTTGTTTTTCTTCTGGTGTCCCATCTTCTGTTAAGGAATTGCCAACAGGCCACGCCTCAGAAAAAACATCTGTGTATGTATAAGGCATTCCAGCAACTTCTGAATCTGGATATTTATCACCCTGTTCAATTCGATTAAATGCATTAATTGAACTTGATTTAAAAAATAAATCTAATTTCTTTTTGCTATAGGCAGAAAGTAATAAATCACCTATTGCATAGCCTTCAAAATCTGGTTTTCCATCAATTTCACTTAAAGAAAATAAAGCAATGGCTTTTAGTTGTTGCAACCTTCCTAAACTTAAAAGTTGTGACCATAGAAGCTGACCATTAACCCTTATCCCACCAATAACATTATCTGTTCCATCAAAATAACTTGACTGATTAGAAAAAACCAATGGAACGGTATCACCTAAAACTGCTAATTCTTGAAGACTATTAAAAGAGAACTGAGGAGCAAATCTTTTACTACCAATCGCATCAGCACCTCTAACAGTTGCACCTTGTTTAAATGGCTTTGGTTTTGGGCTTAATAAATAACCAACTGCTGTTAAAGCAAGAGAGAGTGCAATTTGTCCAGCAACATTTAGAGTTCCAGCCGCTGTATAGAAAAAAGGCAATGTGGCAGGGCCAGCTTTTATATCAGGAATTAATTCATAGCCTTCTTTTCTTTTTCCGTTATATGCAGCAGTCTGATCTACAAAAAACCAATATTCTTCTTTACTGCAACCAATTAACTCACAAAGTTCTATTTCCGCTGGAAGTAGCACCCTTTGACCATGAGGCCGTTTAAGGGACTCCAACTTACCGCCAACTCTCCGAATGTTTTCTTGAAACTTAGCCATCCATTTAGATAATAGGCTGCCAATGCTAAGGAATTATCATTCCCTAGGCATAATGCAATTGATCCTAGTCTAGGGGGTGATTCAATACCCCACCTATTTAATTCATCCTCAAATACAGAATAATCTTTTTTTCTTAGCCTTCTATACCATTCACGTTCACCAGTTGGCACAATATATCCGTCATAAGCCAAAACAACACGGCACAAAGAAAGACAATCAGCCGAACCATGTTTAATAGGATCACTTCCTAACCGATATGGTAGCCCTATTAATTGATCTGGCCTCACCTTGTTTGTATTGTTCCTGTAACTGGTAAATGACTAACCATTTTTGTTGTAAGTACTCGATTCGGGGCATTAGCTCCTACAGCGTCTATTGCTGACGAACAAAGAATTTCAACAGTAATTGGATCATAAGATAAAGAAGCTGCCAACCAAGTTTCAGTAGTCAACAATTTGCTTTGATTAAAATCTTCTGTCATTAAGTAGGTATCTACTTGAATATGATATTTATTATCAACTGCCTTTTTTGCATAGCCCATACTGATTGGATTATTAGCAAAAATTAAAGAGCTTTCCATATTGTCGCCTGTTCTATTCCTACTAGCCCCCATGTAATTAAAACTCAAATAATGATGATCTTTATTTGTTAATTCATGCGTTATTGGAACATCATATTTTCCATTTTGAAAACGATTAGGACTTAACCCAACAGGATCATCACCATTAGAAGTAGTAATGACAATAAAATTAGTTAAAGCAACAAAACTCATAAGCCTAAAGTTGACCTCCTAGAACGTGAATTTTTTAATGAAGCAATTGTTCTTGATTCTCCAACTGCTGCACCCCTTGAAGCTGCACTATTAATAATTTCTCCTATAGCAGATTTAGGAACAAATTCTTCTGAATTAAAATTAAGAATTGGGCCAGAATAATTAACAGTTGCTCCACCTCCAGACCCAGAATTAGAAGTTCCTCCACCTCTTGGAATAACAGCATCACCTCTCATCCCTGAGTTATATCTGGAGCTGGCTTCTGCCATACGACCAGCAGGAATTACGTATTCAGGCTCTCCCTTCTCAGCCAAAGTAGAAACCATTGGACTTGAGGCATATCTACCTTCTGAACTAGCTGGCAACCCAGGAAGCATTGATGTAATAGCAGATTTTAAATACATGCTTGCAATTGATTTTGCAATCCCTGCCAATGATTCTCCTAATGATTTTGTTCCATCAATTAATCCTTCAATTGCACTTGTTAAACCACTTGCAATAGTTTCTCTTATTGATTCCCACTTAACAGAAACCCTATCTGTCGCCTCTCCTAATGAATTAACACCATTAACAAGCTTGGGTAATTCAGCTTCTAAGCCTGTTCCTTCTCTTGACTTTTGTAATTTATCAAATTCTTCATTGTAAATATCACTTTGCAATCCTGGTTTCATAAATCTTTTCCTTGATCCTGTATATCCCATCTCTTTCAGCCTTTCACTTGTATTTTGCCCTGCTTTTAACCTATCCCCAATTGCATTTAAATTTCTTTGTATTCCATCCATCATTTTAATAAAGTAATTAAAGATGGCAGTCAAGCTATCCAATAACCATTTAAAGACTGGCTCAAATGCTTTTCCTAAAGCAGCAGATGCCCTAAAGAAAGCATCTTGCATATTGCTTAATTTTGTATCTAAT